GAAAAGAACTCTAAACAGGGAATTTAATCTTTCCCTGGTTGTAACAGTTCCCCACCCACACAAAGAAAAAGATAATATTTTTCCGTTGTGGTCTTTATCCCAATTAGCAATTTTATGACCATGCAAATAATAACCGAACTCATCTGTACGAGAATTAGAAATAGATTTAGTTCTCCTATCTCTAAACGCAGTAGCAATGACTCTAGATATATTTCTCATATAGTTCTACTCCCTTCTTAAATATTTTTCTCTTAAATCTTCTGTAAATTTAAAAGCATCTTCTAAATGAAAGTTATTATCAGGAATATTAAATTCCTGTTTTAATTCTCGTAATGCTACAAGAATCAATACTAGCTTTTCATGTTGAATAAATTCAATCCAAGTTAAATGCTTGAAATGTTGCTTATGTTTCCGTTCTAAATATTCCAATTCTATATTTGTAAACATTAGCTTTTTTCAGGAATAAGAAAATCAGTTTTAACAAGTGCATCTTGCATATCTACAGGGATTCCTCTTAGGACATTCGTAACCTCATCAACGAGCATACAATATAAACCATAATCCAATTCTCTATATCTCATGCACAATCTTGTGTTCAAAATATCCAAAGAACTAAGTTTGATTTTAATTGTCTTTGTTTCACTTTTATTTTTCATAGTTAGACCCTCCAGTCTGTTTCGTTTTTAAAATTGGCTAGAGGCAATAAACTTAGATTTGTCTTAACAATGCAACACGCTGATTAGTCGTAGGCATTGACCACATAAATTTATTACCTCACTCATTCAGCTAAGAGAAGCCACCTCTTAGGACATTGGAGGATGTCGCAACTGGAATTTTACGTTTCCGTCTCCCTAACTTTGTTTCAACTTTTATTCGTAAGTCTTTCGTTAGTTCTTTGAGTACGCATTTTGTTTTGGAACTTTACTTCTATTTCCGAGGGTAATTCTTGTGACCCTCATTACTGGTTAAGCCCTTGCACGACCCAGTACACTATCTTGAACTTTTTCTATATAACCTCCGTTGGTTTAATTGAATATTTAATAATATCAGAACACACCATAATTGCTAGCATAATGTGAGCATTACATAACCAGGGAAAAAGTTACATAATGCAAGCATGAAGGAAAATAAAAAGACCAGTCTTAAAATTGTTGGGAAGGAAGACGACCTTACAATCAAGCAAAGAAAATTCGTTGATGCAATTGTTAAAGGAACTTACCCCACATATAAAGAAGCCTACTTCAATAGCTATGACGTTAAGCCTAACAAGAATGGAACTATTCCTAAATGGGTAGAAGTAGAAGCAAGCAGACTATTAAGTTCAAACCCTAAGATAACCCAAAGTATCAGGAAGGCATTAGAAAGGAAGGAAGACCATGCAGTAGCCTCAAGCATCCGAACAAGGTCTTACGTTCTTGAGAGACTATATAAAGAATCTACTGAAGCTGATACTTCAGCATCTAAAATTAGAGCATTAGAGCTATTAGGTAAGAGCGTTGCATTGTTTAGTGATGTAGTAGAGACAAAAGAAGCACGAGCAAGCACGGACATAGAAGCCGATATAGAAGAGAAGATTAAGACCCTATTAGATAGCCATGAAGATTAACCAGGCATAAGACTATCTTAATCAATTATAAGACTACCTTAATCTAGGACTAAATTAATTCATTCCTGGTTGTTCCCTGGACAAGAGAAATTAACCAGGCGAATTGACCAGGTAGCTTACCCAGGCATTCGACCAGAGCGAAAGATATTCCAGGCGAATTTATACGGATATGTGCGTAGTTGTAAGGTATTTAAAATTATATAAGTTCTTTTCTTTTCTTTGACCCTACCTTTTTTTTGACAAATATGAGCTGACATTAGACCCCCCACCCACCTGTGTATAATTACGTTACTTGACTGACTATAATACATAGTGATTTACACAAGATATCACCAACTTTCATATACCCCCCCCTATTATATTGCATTCTGCTAGCAGTTTTTACCCAAATATAAGGTTTTTTCTAGAAAAGGGTTAGGATTCCTACACCCCCCTATAATATTTTTTCAAAAATACTTGCTTTTTTTGTGAAGGGGGTGCAATATGGTAAAATCTTGTAGTTCCTATACCTAGTAATTATTACTTAATAAGTAAATACTAAATATATTAGGTACTTACTAAAGATTTTATTTAAGAAGTATTTATTAAATAAGTATATACTATCTATATGCAAGAAATTATTAATCTATTTTTTAATATTTGTGTTTATATTTTGCAAGTAACTGGGAATGTAACTGGAATGGGATATCAGCTTGCTAATATCGTTATATTTGTATTCCTGCAACCTGCATTAATTTTACTTTTCTTTGTTTTGTGGAGAAAGGAGCGTAATAAACATGAACAAAAACTTACTGGGTAAAGTAAAAAATTTATCCCCTGTTAAAAAACAAGAGTTATTGTCTCTCCTTGAAGAATTAGAACAAGCTAAAAATAGGGAGAAGTGTCACGATGAGTTTATGACTTTTGTTGGGGAGATGTGGTCAGCATTTATTCATGGTAAACACCACGAAATAATGGCTGATGCGTTTGAAAGGGTCGCTAAAGGCGATTTAAAGCGTTTAATCATCAATATGCCACCTAGACACACTAAGAGTGAGTTTGCTTCTTATTTGCTTCCTGCGTGGTTTCTAGGTAGGTTTCCTGATAAGAAGATAATACAGACTGCCCATACGGCTGAATTAGCTGTAGGATTTGGTAGGAAAGTCAGAAACCTGGTAAATAGCAAAGATTATAAAGAAGTCTTTCCAGATGTTAGCTTGCAATCTGATAGCAAAGCAGCAGGTAGGTGGAATACAAACAAAGGTGGCGAATACTTTGCGATAGGTGTGGGTGGTGCAGTTACTGGTAAAGGTGCTGACCTACTAATCATTGATGACCCTCATTCAGAACAAGAAGGTGCAAGTGCCGATATAAACGTATTCAATAGAACATACGAGTGGTACACATCAGGTCCGAGACAGCGTTTGCAACCAAATGGTTCTATCGTTGTGGTAATGACAAGGTGGCACAATAAAGATTTAACTGGTCAAGTAGTAGATGCTAGCATAAAACGTGGTGGTGCTGACCAATGGGAAGTAATAGAACTTCCTGCCATAATGCCTTCAGGTAATCCTTTGTGGGCAGAGTTCTGGAAAATGGAAGAATTACAGGCTTTAAAAGCCGAGCTACCCAATAGTAAGTGGATGGCTCAATACCAACAAGACCCTACTTCAGAAGAAGGAGCGTTGGTTAAAAGAGAATGGTGGCAGATATGGGAAGGCAGAGAGCCACCTCAATGTGAGTTTGTTATTCAGTCTTGGGATACAGCTTTTATGAAAAATCAAAGAGCTGACTTTTCTGCTTGCACAACCTGGGGTGTTTTCTATTTAGAAGATGATGACGGAATGCTAGCACCTAATCTTATATTGTTAGATGCGTATAAAGAGCGTTTAGAGTTTCCAGAGTTAAAGAAAATGGCTATGGAAAAATACAAAGCTTATACACCTGATGCGTTTATTGTAGAAGCAAAAGCAGCAGGTATGCCTTTAATATTTGAATTGAGGGCAATGGGAATACCAGTACAGGAATATACTCCTAGTAGAGGAAATGATAAAATATCTAGGGTAAATGCTGTATCTGATTTATTTGCTTCAGGTGTAGTTTGGTGTCCTGAAACACGCTGGGCAGAAGAAACTATGGAAGAGTTTGCTGGATTTCCAAACATGGAACATGATGATTTAGTTGATAGCACTACGCAAGCTCTGTTAAGATTTAGACAAGGTGGTTTTGTTTCATTGCATTCTGACGAAGAAGATGAACCTTTGGAACATAATCGTACTGCAAATTATTATTAGGATATTAAATGGCAATAGAAAGAAGACCTGCAACACCTATAGATGGCACTATAGAACAAGAGGCAGACGAAGAAATACAAATAACTATTGAAGACCCTGAATCATTAGCTATAGAAACTGATGATGGGGGTATGATTATTGACTTTGACCCTAGTGCTAAAGAAATAGGCGATGAAGGATTCAATTCTAATTTAGCTGAATTTATTGATGACGATAAACTTAATGAATTAGGTAATGAGTTAATAAGTTCATTTAATGGAGACAAAGAATCTCGTTCTGAATGGGAAGAAACTTATACTAAAGGTTTAGACCAATTAGGATTAAAGATAGAAGAAAGAACAGAGCCTTGGGCAGGTGCTTGTGGAGTATTTCACCCAATGCTTTCAGAAGCAGTAATACGTTTTCAGTCTCAATCAATAACAGAAATGTTTCCAGCTCAAGGACCTGTAAGAACAAAAATAGTTGGTAAAATAACTGACGATAAAGAAAAACAAGCTCAAAGAGTTGAAGATTATCTGAATTTTTTATTAACACATGAAATGTCTGAATACAGAACTGAAACAGAAAAGATGTTATTTTCTTTACCTTTGGCTGGTTCAGCTTTTCGTAAAGTTTACTTTGACCCTAGTTTAGATAGACCTAGTTCTATATTTGTACCAGCAGAAGATGTTGTAGTAAATTACGGAGCAAGTGATTTAGAAACTTGTGAACGTGCAACTCATGTAATGCGTAAATCTTCTAATACTATTAGAAAAATGCAAGTTAATGGTTTCTATAGAGATGTGGAGTTACCTGAAGGTTCGCAGAATATTTCTGATATAACAAAGAAATACAATGATATTACAGGAGAGCAAGACACTTATAATTACGACCAAAGCCATACTGTATTAGAAATGCAGGTAGATTTAGACCTAGAAGGGTTTGAAGATACTAATGAACAAGGCAAACAAACAGGTATAGCTATACCTTATGTTGTTACTATAGATTATCCAAGTGGAATAATTTTAAGTATTCGTAGAAATTATTACGAAGATGATTCTAAAAAAATTAGAAGAATGCACTTTGTTCATTATCAATATTTACCAGGATTAGGATTTTATGGGTTTGGTTTAATACATATGGTAGGTGGTTTAGCTAAATCAGCTACATCTATACTAAGACAACTTGTAGATTCAGGAACATTATCTAATCTTCCTGGTGGTTTAAAAGCAAGAGGCTTGCGTATAAAAGGCGATGATACCCCTATAATGCCTGGAGAATTTAGAGATGTTGATGTGCCAGGTGGTGCTATTCGAGACAATATAACTTTCTTACCATACAAAGAACCATCAGGAACTCTCTATCAGTTATTACAAAACATAGTAGAAGAAGGTAGAAGATTTGCCAGCATATCTGATATGAAAGTTTCAGACATGAATAACCAAGCACCTGTAGGTACAACACTAGCTTTAATTGAAAGAAATCAAAAGGTTATGAGTGCAGTACAAGCTAGGCTTCATGCTTCTATGAGAAAAGAGTTTGATATTCTAGTGGGTATAGTAAAAGACTTTACAGAGCCTGCTTATCCTTATGAAATGGATGAAGAAGAGTTTATTAAAGCATCTGACTTTGACGAAAGAGTTGACATATTGCCAGTATCAGACCCAAATGCAGCAACAATGGCACAAAGAATTATGCAGTATCAAGCTGCTATGCAGTTAGCACAATCTTCACCTGATATGTATAACCTTCCTGAATTACACAGACAAATGTTAGAAGTATTAGGAATAGAAGATGTAGATGCTATTGTTCCTGATACAAATGATATTAAACCTGTTGACCCAGTAACTGCTGTTCAAAATTTAATCAATGGTAAACCAGTTAAAGCATTTATAGAACAAGACCATGAAGCACATATTTCTGTTGTTGCTTCTGCACAACAAGACCCAGAGATTATGCGTATTGTTGAACAAAGTCCTAAAGCACCTGTAATATTGGCTTCTGCTTCTGCTTATGTAAATGAACACTTAACCATGAAATACAGAAAAGAAGTTGAGCGTGAAATGGGAATTGAGTTACCTGCTGAAGGTGAGCCTTTACCAGCAGACGTAGAAAAACGTATATCT